GTAGAACAGAAAGAAGCTCCAGTTGAAGAGCCTACTGTAAGACCTGTGGTTGATGAAAAACAACCAGAGGATAAAACTTACGAGAATGAAAGAGAAACTAAATTAGAAGAAAAGAAAGATGATAAAGAATTAGAACAATATAGTGATAGCGTTCAAAAAAGAATTGCTAAGTTAACAAAAAAATGGAGAGAGGCAGAGCGTCAAAAAGAAGAAGCTCTTACTTATGCACAAACTGTTTTAAAAAAACAAAAAGATGCAGAGAGTAAACTTTCTAAACTGCAACCAGATTTTGTTGCTGTCACAGAACAAAGTATCACATCAGGCGTAGCAGCTGCGCAAGCTAAACTTGCAGCCGCTAGAGAAGCAAATGATCTAAAAGCTGAAGCAGAAGCTTTAGCCGCTATATCTGAATTAGGATACAAAAAAGCTAAACTTGAAGAAACGAAAGTTGCTCAAGAAGCTTTTGAAAAACAACAAAAGGAAAAACCTACTCCTGAACTTAACTTACAAAGAAGAGAAGTAGCACAACAAGGAACACCAGATCCTAAAGCAAGCGCGTGGGCAGATAAAAACACGTGGTTTGGTCAAGATACTGCTATGACTTATACTGCTTTTGATCTTCATAAAAAGTTAACAGAACAGGAAGGTTATGATCCTTCAAGTGACGAGTATTATTCTGAAATAGATAAAAGAATAAGACTTGAATTCCCGCACAAATTTGCTAATAATGATAGTTCGGGAGAAAATAAACGACCTACTCCGGTACAAACAGTAGCTTCAGCGAAGCGAAGTACCAAATCTGGTCGCAAAACTGTGAGGCTCACACCATCACAGGTCGCAATCGCTAAAAAATTAGGTGTGCCACTTGAAGAATATGCGAAACAACTAAACATCACGAAGGAGGCATAAGCATATGGAAAATAAAAATGATAAGAAAACCTCTCGTGCGAGTCAAACTAGAGAAAAAACAGCTCATAAAAAAGTTTGGTCTCCACCATCAGCATTAGATGCTCCACCGGCGCCTACAGGTTTTAGGCACAGATGGATAAGAGTTGAATCTTTAGGATTCCAAGACACTAAAAACGTCGCTGGAAGAATAAGATCAGGATACGAATTAGTGAGAGCTGACGAATATCCAGATACTGATTATCCAATCGTAGAGGACGGAAAATATAAAGGGACCATCGGTGTTGGCGGCCTAGTGCTCGCTAGGGTACCGGAAGAGATCGCGCAACAACGACAAGAATACTATGCTAAACAGCATGCAGAAAAAGTTGAAGCAGCAGATAACGATCTTATGAAGGAAGAGCACCCAAGCATGCCTATCAATATTGATAGACAATCGCGTGTTACTTTTGGTGGCTCAAAGAAATCCTAATTAGGAATTCAAAACCATCGAGATAACATAAACCCGTACTGGAGGCCCGCAAGGGCAGGTACAACTATAAGGAGGCCTCTATGGCAAAAACAAACAAAGACGCTGCTTTTGGCTTAAGAGCTATTGGCAAAGTCGGTCAGAATAGAGACAACCAGGGTTTAGGGGAGTATAGTATATCATCTGGTGATACTACTAAAATCTTCTTCCAAGATGCGGTTTCAGCAACAGCGGCTGGTACAATTCACCAAGCTGCAGCTTCTGAAGCGTTTCTTCTTGGATCACTCAATGGTGTCTTTTACACTGATCCAACAACTAGTAAGCCTACGTTTGCTAATCACTATGAAGGTTCAATTTCCGCTAGTGATATCAAAGCTTTCGTAGCTGATGATCCGTATGAAAGATTCGAGATTCAATCGAACAAAGCTACTGCGCACGCGCAGTCAGATGTGTTCAATAATTTCGACATCGAAGTAACGGCTGGAAGTACTGCTAACAATGTTTCTAAATCGGAACTAAACCACAGCACAGCTACTACTGGTACGGCTCAATTAAAAGTAACAGGTATCTCAACTGATGTAGAGAACAATACAGTTGGCGCAGCTAACTTAAACTTTGTTGTTATGATCAACGAGCACCTGTATAACGCTAAAAATAACGGTATATAATAGTTAGAATAGGAGAAAAAACATGGCTATATCACGAGGACAACTAGTTAAAGAACTAGAACCAGGCCTGAATGCACTATTCGGACTGGAATACAAACGTTATGAGAATCAGCATGCTGAGATATACGTAACAGAAACTTCAGACAGGGCGTTTGAAGAAGAAGTTATGTTATCTGGTTTTGCAAATGCTGCAGTTAAACCGGAAGGTTCTGGCGTAGTTTTTGACAATGCTCAAGAAACTTACACAGCTAGATACACTATGGAAACTGTTGCGCTTGCGTTCGCGATCACTGAAGAAGCGATCGAGGACAACTTGTATGACAGACTTGCGTCTAGATATACAAAAGCATTAGCTAGATCCATGGCGAATACTAAACAAATCAAAGCAGTAGATCCGCTTATCCAAGGTTTACCAACTACGGATAATTTTGATTCTGGAGACGGTGTTTCTTTATTTAACACTGCTCACCCAACAATCGCGGGCACTGTATCAAACACGTTAGCAACTCAAGCTGACTTGAATGAAACTTCATTAGAGCAATCATTAATCGATATTGCTGCAATGACAGACGAAAGAGGTCTAAAAATTGCTGCAAGAGGTGTTAAAATGATCGTTCCAAGTGAACTTCAATTCACTGCTGAAAGACTTATGAAGTCTCAAGGTAGAACGTCAACTGCTGATAATGACATTAACGCAATCGCGTCAATGGGAATGATTCCACAAGGTTACAGAGTTAATAACTTTTTAACTGACACGGATGCGTTCTACATTATCACTGATGTGCCTAACGGTATGAAGTATTTCGAAAGAACTCCAATCAGAACAGCGATGGAAGGTGATTTCGATACTGGAAACGTAAGATACAAAGCTAGAGAAAGATACAGATTTGGTGTATCTGACTACAGAGGTATCTTTGGTGTTGAAGGTGCATAATACTTAAAAAATTTGAGGCGGGACACAATCCCGCCTCATTTCAAAGATAGAAAGAAAAATGACTAAAATTCTAGTAAATATCTGGGCTTATGACCATCACGCTAAATTTATTGTTTATTGTGAAGATAACTCAGCCTCACTAGAAAAAGCTATACTTGACAAGTTAGGAGAAAAAAGTATAGTTTGGGAAAAAACGGGAATGTTTTCTCGTTTAAATAGAATAACCTATGAGGAGGTTATTAATGGAGGAGATGATGCAACATCTGAACGACCTTTATCAACAGAAGAGAGGTCTAGATCTTCAGTGGGAGCAAGAACATCTTAAAGAGGGTAGATATACTCTCAATATGGTTAAAATTGACAGACAAGTCAGAGAAGTTTTAAGCCATATTAAATTAGCAGAAGCTAAAAAAGAGCATCTGCGAAATAAAATAGAAGGTGCGGCTCCACAAGTTTCAGTAGCTACTTAATAAAAAAGCTACATCGTTGGAAAAAACCACTCCACATTACAGGCTCTCTTGCGCTCTAGTAAAAACTAGTATATAAAATAATTACTATACAATTAATTAGAATGTAGACGCGTATAGTCGACGGCCTAGAGACTACATTCGGAAAACTAGGAGGATATAATTATGGCACAAACAACGTTTGACGGACCAGTAAAATCACTTAATGGTTTTATAGGAGCAGGTCCTAAAATGATACAAGCTATCACAGGAACGGTATCTGATAGCGCAACAAACATAAATAAATACCAAGGTAAAGTATTAACTATTGGCAATGCTAATACTGTTTTTAATTTACCTGCAATCGTAGCAACAGCTGACTCAGGTGTTTCAGGTCCAGGATCTGATCCAAACACTAAAAACAATGTTGGTTTAGAATACGAATTTCTTGTAACTGCAAACTTAACAGGTGGAAATACATTTGTTTTAAATGCAGGAACTGCAGCAGGGCACAGCGTTGCTGACGTATACGTAGGAATGGCTATTTATAATAATACAGCTACCGATCCAGGAGCAGTAACTGCTTTTGCAGCATCTCTTGATACATTAACTTTAGATGCTACTACTAGAGGTGGACTAGGTGGTGCTCACATTAAATGTAGAGCAGTCGCTAGTTTAACTTGGCAGATAGAAGCTCAGTTAATTGGTAATGGTGCATTTGTTACACCATTCAGTTAATAGTTAATTAATTTTGTGGGCCTTCGGGCCCACATAAAATTTTAAGGAGAAAAAATGACAACATTTGGATCTA